ATCCTAAGTAGTTATCAGACTACTAGTAACAATCTTAATCCTAACGTATCTAATCCTAGTTGGAATAATAATTTTTCAGACACTTATACATACAGCGGAAATGCATCAGCAGGTGGTGGTGGTGGTGGTTCAGGAGCAGCAGGCGTTAATGGAGCAGTAAGTCCAGTAGCGCCTGTTACTACTGCTCCGGCTAGTTTTGCTGGAGGAATAGGTGGTTCAGGGTCAGGCGGGTACGGTGCCGGTGGCGGCGCAGGTGGATTTGCTTACAATGTCGTTAATTTTACGAGAGTTTCTTCGTATACTCTTACTAATTATGGAAGAACTAATGGAGCTACCGCCCCGCCGGGATATACAACACAAACTACTACATATGCTTATTCAGCATTTGGATCTACTATTGGCGGCACAGGAGGCGGTGGTGGCAGCGCATCGACTGCAAATTCAGTAACTAACAATTCAATAGCTCCTTTAAACAATAGCAGCACTACAACTTATAACCTAAACCCCGCGATAGCAGGGGGAGCAAATACCGGAGGAGGCGGTGGTAGTGGTGGCTATGCCGGAATTACAAATCCGGTAGGAGAACCGTACTGGGCATATGGCGGGTCCGGACAACTACGAATTACCATACCCGCTGAACGTTATAATGTAACATACCCCTATATTAACAATATGAGTACGACATTGAGCACAACTAACGTAACGTTAACTGGTTCAGGCAGGTTCGCAGTTTAAATAAATATACTCGGAGATAGAAATGACTCAGCTCGACGATGCTAAAACCCAAGTATATGAATATGTAAAAACCATGCTAGGAGATGGCATGATCGATGTGGAATTAGATCCTAAACATCTACAGATTGGACTAGACCGAGCACTATCTAAATATAGACAACGTGGCGATAGTTCAGTTGAAGAAAGCTATATGTTCTTAACATTCGAAGCTGATGTTAATAATTACACTATGCCTAAAGAAGTAGTGAATGTTAGACAGATCTTTCGTCGTAGTATTGGTTCTAGAACAGGCATGGGAGATGGTGGTTCTGTGTTTGAACCGTTTAATATGGCCTATACTAATACATACTTACTATCAAGCCAGAATATGGGTGGATTAGCTACATACGAAATATTTGCACAATACCAAGAAATGGTTGGACGTATGTTTGGTAGTTTTATTAATTATAACTACAATCAATCTACACGCAAATTAACTATAATGCAGCGTCCCAGAGGTAACGAACAAGTACTGATTTGGACTTACAATTATCGCCCAGATTTTGTTATACTACAGGACATATATGCCAATCAGTGGATTAAAGATTACACGCTAGCAAATTGTAAAATGATGATGGGCGAAGCACGTGAAAAATTCACACAGATCGCAGGACCACAAGGTGGAAGTGCGCTAAATGGTACTGCTATGAAAGCAGAAGCTAAAGAAATGATCACACAGCTTGAAGCAGAATTAATGCAACAGGTAACTGGCGGTCAGGGCTATACTTTTATTATTGGTTAAGCCAAAAAACCTTGACATTCAAGACAATATCAGATAAACTAATCATGAGGGTAAAAAATCATGACTGAAATATCTGAGAAGAAAAAATTAAAAATAGCCATTTATACTATATGTAAGAACGAAGAAAAAAACATAGATCGTTGGGCAGATAGCAACCAAGAAGCAGATGTAAGATTAATCTGCGATACTGGTAGCACTGACGGTACTGTAGAAAAATTAAAAGCACGAGGGGTTGATGTTTATTCGATAGCAGTAAGTCCCTGGCGATTTGATGTAGCACGTAATACCAGTTTAAATCTTTTACCTGCAGACGTTGATGTTTGTATTTGGCAAGATCTAGATGAAGTGCTTTTACCAGGATGGCGCCAGGCTATCGAAAATGCCTGGGAAGATGATGTAACTACAGCCAATCACAGATACAGACATAATCAAGGCCCCTGGCAATGGCATTATAAGATACATGCTAGACATAATTGCTTCTGGTGCTGGCCAGTACACGAACGATTAGACTGGACTATTCCTACTAGAGATATTTGGATTCCAGAGTTTTATCTCGATGAGTATCAAGATGCAAAAGAAGGTCGCGGTAGCTACGTAAACCTATTAGAACTAAAAATACAAGAAGGCGATCGTTACTGGAAAACCTATGCGTTCTTAGCTGGTGAATATCAGATGAGAGGCGAAACAGACAAAGCTATCGAAGCACGTTTAAAAAGCTATGAGCTTTGTGAAGATGGTGGAATAGTAAAGTCATATATTGGTCGATTAATCGCACAGTTATACGGCGATAAAAACGATTGGAGTACTGCAGATCTTTGGTATCAAAAAGCAGTACAAGATAGCCCCGAAAGAGAAACACTATTTCATTGGGGCAAGTCTTATATGACCCGTGAAGATTGGGAAAGCTGTTTCATAACTATGAAAAAATGCCTAGAAGTTACTGCTCGTCGAGATGGATTTACACAAGATCCACAGGCTTGGGGTGAGAACGGATATGACACAGCAGCATTAGCTTGTTATAAAATAGGCCTATACAAGAAAGCAGTAGAATATGGTGAACAAGCACATAACATGGCACCAGAGGATGGTAGATTGATTAATAATTTAAATTACTATAAGGAGGCAGCACAGTGAGTAAGATTAAAACTTGCGTATATGCTATCAGTTTAAACGAAATTGCTCAAGTTGACAATTTTATGGAAGCTTCAAAAGATGCTGATCTTATACTGGTTTGTGATACCGGTAGTACAGACGGTACCGTAGAACGACTGCGAGAACTCGGTGCAGTTGTTTATAATATAAAAGTAAAACCGTGGCGTTTTGATATCCCTAGAAATACTGCATTAGCATTAATTCCACCGGATATCGATATGTGTCTAAGTATCGATATTGACGAATACTTACAACCTGGTTGGTTAGAAGCTATGCAAAAAGCCTGGGATGAGCATAACGGTAACATACAGAGGATGGCATACAGCTATACTTGGAACTGGAAACCGGACGGAAGTCCTGATAAAGTGTTCTATGCAGATAAGATGCATCACAGGCACGGCTATCGTTGGCGTCATCCATGCCATGAAACGCTATATTGGCAGAATTCAACATATGAGAATAGAGTAACTGTACCTGATATTTTGCTACATCATCGTGCAGATAACTCAAAGAGCAGATCACAATATCTGCCACTGTTATCACAGGCAGTAAAAGAAGATCCCGAGAACGATCGTATGCGTCACTACTACGCACGTGAGCTTTTTTTCTTTGCACAAAATGAAGAAGCTATTAAAGAGTTTGAAACCCACATAAAATTACCCAATGCTACGTGGGCAGAAGAACGTTCTGCGAGTATGCGTTATATGAGTCGTTGCTACCGTAATATGGGCAAGAATTCCGAAAGTATGGATTGGGCATTTAAAGGTATGTTAGAATGGCCACATACTAGAGAACCTTGGTTGGAATTGGCGAGAGCAGCATATGCATTAAAAGACTGGAATACCTGTCATTGGGCTGCTACAAAATGTTTGTCGATAGCTAACAAAGGTATGAGCTATATAACCGATAGCGAATGTTGGGGGTCAGAGCCACACGATCTCGCAGCATTGGGTGGTTGGTATTCGGGGTTAATTGATGATTCTAAAAAACATGCTATAATCGCACATAAGATGAATCCGACAGATGCACGATTAAAGAACAACTGTTTATTAATGGGGTTAACTGAAGAGGATCTCAATAAATGATCATAGGAGTATGTGGTCTAATCGGCAGCGGTAAAGGTACTGTTGCTGATATATTAGAAAAAGATCACGGATTTGTTAAGATTAGTTTTGCTGATAGTTTGAAAGATGCTGTATCAGTAGTATTTGGGTGGGATCGAGCATTATTAGAAGGTGATACTGACGAGAGTCGCGCTTGGAGAGAAAAGCGCGACCCTTGGTGGGCAGACAGATTAAACTATGCTGATCTTACGCCACGCTGGGTATTGCAGATGTGGGGTACAGAAGTGTGTCGTGAAGGATTTCACAAAGACATCTGGATTGCTAGCATGGAAAAGAAATTACAAGATCATAGTAAAAACTATGTCATACCGGATACTAGATTTGTTAATGAAATTGATATGATCAAGCGCATGGATGGTAACGTATGGTGTATCAAACGAGGTAAAGATCCTGCCTGGTTTCAAAAGTATCAATCACGTCGTATAGTACCAAAAGATATACACGCTAGTGAATGGCAATGGGCATTGGCAGAATTTGATAAAATCATACAAAATAACGATACATTAGGAGATCTAAAAGAACGTATTAAAAGTCTGGTTTAAGATCGCTTTTTTTCTTCTCTAATTTATTTGTTATCTTAACCGCAGCATCGCAGTTCAAGCAGATAGTTTTAAAACTGTTGTTAGATTCGTATACAGTTAGCTGTTCTGTATAATCAGCTGAAAATCCACAAGCTTCGCATTTTGTTTTTTTCTTATAACCTTGTGTTAGCCATTTGGGTTTCTTCTTCTTCTTTTCGTCAGCATTACAGGGGTCGCACAATCTGCGATAATAAGTCTTATCGTTTTTCTTGTAATTTATAGCTCTTGCTCTATTATTACACTTAGGGCATATATTTTCAATCATAGAAATATTTATTACCTTTATTTACCTTTATCTAAATTATATATTACCTTTATTCCACCTTTTCACGGTTATATAGACATGATTTTCTAGATATAATACTAAATATTACTGAAGTCTGCAATAACAGGAGATCGGATATGACGTTAAATTCACCCGGCGTAGAAGTACAAGTAATTGATGAAAGCTTTTATGTCACAGCCGCACCAGGAACACGCCCACTTATAATAGTGTCATCACAAGAAAATAAAACCAACGGTTCCGGCACTGGTATCGCAGTTGGTACATTAAAAGCAAACGCTGGTAAGCCATATTTGATTACTAGCCAGAGAGATTTGACCGAAACATTTGGTACGCCATTGTTTTATAAGGATGCTAGCCAGAACCCAGTTCATGGTGGTGAACTTAACGAATACGGATTACAAGCAGCATACAGCTATCTAGCAGTAAGCAACAGTGCTTATGTTGTTAGATCAAATCTTGATGTAGCACAACTAGCACCTCTTGCAGTTGGACCAAGTGCAAATCCAGAAGATGGAACATATTGGTTTGATGTTAAAGATTCGAGATTTGGTATATTTGAATGGAATGGCGCTGCAGCCACAGTAAGAGGTGGACAGCAGTTCACAAATAGAGTTCCTACTGTAATCGTAGACAGCACTAAGATAGATCAATTAACTGGTGCTCCTTTAGGCTCAGTAGGTAAAGTAGGTGATTACGCAGTAGTAGCTATCACTACACTTAACAAGATTTACTTCAAAAATAGAATGGGTGATTGGGTTCTAGTAGGTTCAGATGATTGGAATAACAGCTGGCCGCTTGTTGCAGGTAACAAAAGTAATCCTACATTAACTGCAGGACACAGCATAATCATCAACGGTGTCGAAGTAACACTTACATCGGGAACTACTGTAAATGCACTTGCAAGTGACATTAACGTTCTATTTAATAACGATACATTGCGCGGAGTAAGTGCAGCCGTGGTTAATTCACGTTTAGAACTATACTGCAACGGTGCAGCTGATAGTCCACAACTTGACAGCTCACTATCAAACGCTATCGTTATTGAAGCCGGTACAGGTACACTTGTAGCGTCTAGCACGGCAACTAGTTCAACTGGTATTGCTACTGGAACATATTACGGTCCTGCTCTACAGATTGGTCCACACACTTCAGTTCCTCGCTTTAAGACAAGAGATCCTGCTCCTCGTCCGAGTGGGTCTGTATGGATTAAAACAACAGACGTTAATCTTGGTGCTCGTTGGAGAATTAAGATTTGGAACGCACAAACACTAACATGGGATCTAGTTGAAGCTCCGGTTTATTCTAACAACCATGATGCTACATATTACTTAGATAGAACCGGTGGTGGTAAAAACATAGCAAGAGGTAATTTGTACGTACAGTTCAATTTAACTGAAGCAACGAAAACCGACAACTATAGTGGTCTTTCACCTGAGTATTTCATGGAAGCAGCTACATTTAAAGTTTTCCGCAGAGAACAGCCAGATCCAACTACTATTACTAGTGTTCCGATTACAGCTAGCACATTTGTAAATCTAAGAACTTACACATTTAATCTAGCAGCATCAGTCGTTGGATACCCTGGTTTATCAACAGATGTTACGGTATCTTTTCAAGCACATCATGCAGTAAGTGATGCAAGCGACATGGCTGCTGCAATTAATGCTGCTGGCATAGCAGATGTTGAAGCAAGTGTTGATTCTCGTAATAGACTAATAATCGAACACCTAAAGGGTGGAGAAATAAGACTAAAAGACGGTACTTTCAGCCCGTTGGGATTACTGTTTACACCATTTAATGTTGTAACTAATTCAGGTTCACCTAACTTCTACACTGCACCAGTTGGTGACGAATTGCATGACTATATAGCAACTAACTGGAAACCATTAAAATATACAGCAGCGTTTAGTCCACCAAATACTATACCAGATGACGGTAAATTATGGTATAGCTCAGTAATTGACAGTGTTGACATAATGATACATAATGGTCGTACTTGGGTTGGATACTTATTTGACGGTACATATAACGGTGTTCCAAATTCATTGCTAGCAAGTCCATATTATGATTCAAATGTAGATTTCCAAACAGATTCTGCAGGTCCGATTGTAAGTGCGACTAAGCCAAAAACACAGAGTGACGGAACTACATTGAGAAATGGTGATCTATGGATTGATTCAGGTGATATCGAAAACTACCCTGCACTTTATAAGTGGGATGGTTATAATCTAAAATGGATATCCGTTGATACTAGTGATCAATCAACTGAAGATGGTATTGTATTTGCTGATGCTCGCTATAACACAAACGGAACTAATAGTAATACTCCAGGTGATATAGCTGATCTACTATACAGCAATTTCATCGATTTTGATGCACCAGATCCTGCACTTTATCCACGTGGTATGTTATTATTCAACAAACGTCGTAGCGGATTCTCTGTAAAAAGATTCGTTCAAAATTACATCGATATCGAAGCAGACAATATCAGATTTAATAGCGGAGAACGCCAAACAACTTATTATCCACATCGTTGGGTTAACGAAAGCGGCAATGCTGCTGACGGACGTGGTCTATTTGGACGCAAAGCACAGCGTAAAGTTGTTGTTAAGCACATGAAATCACTAGTTGATACTAATCAAGATCTACGTGAAAGAGAAATACGTACATTCAATATCATTGCTTGCCCAGGATATACTGAATTGATCGCTAACATGGTTGGCCTCAATATTGATCGTAAGCAGACAGCATTTGTTATTGGTGATACACCATTCCGTTTAACAAGCGATGCAACAACCCTCAATGAATGGGGATCAAATGCTATGCTTGCAGTAGATAACGGCGAAGATGGTTTAGTAACATACGACGAATACTTAGGTGTTTATTATCCAAGTGGTTATACTACAGACAACTATGGTAACGAAATCGTAGTTCCTGCAAGTCACATGGTATTACGTACCATAGCACTAAGTGACGGAGTTAGCTATCCTTGGTTTGCACCAGCTGGTACACGCCGCGGTGGTATTACAAACGCAACATCGATCGGATATGTTGATTCGGTAGAAGGCGAATGGAAGTCTATATCACTTAATGAAGGTCAACGCGATACACTATATGCTGTAAATCTTAACCCATTAACATTCTTAACAGGATCGGGTTTAGTTATATACGGACAAAAGACAAGAGCACGAAATGCAAGTGCGCTTGATCGTGTTAACGTGGCTAGATTGATTGTTTACTTACGTGGCCAGCTAGACAAACTAGCAAAACCATATGTATTTGAACCAAATGATAAGATTACACGTGATGAAATTAAAGCAGCAACAGAGAGTCTATTGCTTGAATTAGTGGGTCAACGTGCGATATATGATTATCTAGTAGTTTGCGATGAGTCGAATAATACTCCAAGCAGAATCGACCGTAACGAACTATACTTAGACGTTGCTATTGAGCCAGTCAAGGCAGTTGAATTTATCTACGTTCCACTAAGATTGAAGAATACAGGAGAAATTGCTGGCATCGGTAGTAAATGATGCCAGTAATACACAGGTTTAAATAGATATAAATATATGAAGGAATTAGGAGTCTAGTATGGCAATCTCAACATTATCAAAGTTATCTGTGCCGTTGGCATCAAATCAAAGCAGCGGTTCTCAATCGCTCCTGATGCCTAAACTACAGTATCGTTTTAGAGTTACGTTACAGAACTTTGGTGTATCAACACCAACTACTGAACTAACAAAGCAGGTTATGGATGTTACCCGTCCAAACTTAACATTCGAAGAAATTACTCTAGATGTTTACAACAGTAAAGTATATCTAGCAGGCAAGCATAACTGGGAAGCGATTACTCTCAACTTGCGTGAAGATGTTAATGGTAATGTTCAAAAGCTTGTTGGCGAACAGATGCAGAAACAGTTTGATTTCTACGAACAAAGTTCAGCAGCTAGCGGTATGGATTATAAGTTTACAACTGTTATCGAAATACTAGACGGCGGTAATGGAACAAATACTCCACAGGTATTAGAAACTTTTGAACTATACGGTTGCTTCGTACAGGGCGCAAATTATAATAGCTTAAACTATCAGGAAAACGCACCTGTTAGTATAACACTAAGCATACGTTATGACAATGCTATACAGTCTCCACAAGGAAACGGTATTGGTGCTGCTGTAACACGCACACTAGGAACAATGGCAACTGGTGGCGGTCTCTAAGACTATTCCTCATAACAATTAAAAAAAAGACCAGCCTAAAAACTGGTCTTTTTTTATCAGATAAATAATTACATGGCTAATAAATTCAATGCATGGTTAAAAGGTATAGGTTCGATGCTCTATGGAGGAGAAGATCGTAATCTAGCCGACTATCAACACGCTTCAAGGTTGTATGTCGAGGACAACTTTAGACTCGCACCCAAAACTAAATTTTTATATTATGTAGTGTTCAATATTAACCCAAACGCAACACAAGATATTAGCTTTGAAGACAGACATAATTTAGAATTAAATTATCTAGTTAAAAGTACCGATTTACCTAAATATACCATAAAAACAGAAACATTAAATCAATACAATAGAAAAACCAATGTATATACTAACATAATATATGACCCAATAAACATGAAATTCCATGATGATAATAATGGAATTACTAACATGATGTGGGCATTGTATTATTCATATTATTTTGCAGATAGAATGAACGCGATGGACGATGGAATCGCTCCGGCAGCATATGCACGTAACACATACGAATCTAAAAATCGAATGCCATTTCGCTATGGATTAGATAACGGATCGGATGAGCCGTTTTTCGATAGTATACAACTCTTTACGCTTTCAAGACAGAGATTTTTCAGTTACCTTTTGTGTAATCCTAAGATTACTAAATGGGACCATGATACTATGGATCAATCTGAAGGTAATGGTATAGTACAAAACTCGATGACGATAGCATATGATGCTGTGATATATAATTCTGGTGCAGTTGATGTTGACGATCCTACAGGATTTGCTGTATTGCATTATGATACTACACCGAGCCCAATAATTAACGAAGAATTATGGCAAAACGGAATGGGTGGAATATTCGGCGATTCATTCTCACTCAACACATTTGCTAGCGGAAACAGTTTATTAAACAATAGATTCTTAGGTACAGGATGGGGCAACGGAAGAAATTACGGTCTTAGTGGCGGCTATGGTATTCCGATAGGAGGAAACCCATACGGTAATGCTGGCGGATTGCTAGGGTATAATTTTGGAGGAGGAAGCCCATATTCGATGAAAA